TTTCTTTCTTTTCTTTCTTTTTTTTCTTTTCTTCTTCGCTTCCATCTCCACTTTTTAACAAATTATTTTTAAAATTTACATTATTTCCACCATTTGCAAAATTCATTGCTTCAGTAAATTTTAAAAATATTTTCGAGATTAATTCTTCTCTATAACCTTGAGTTTCTCCTTGCCCCGTAATATCCATAATAGCTATATCTTTTTTAGACCAATAGCCTTTGTTTTCTAAGCTATTTGGTACTTTGCTTGAACTCATTTTATCAATTACAACTTGATAAGCATTTCCTACTTTTTTGATAGTAGTTATTATATTCCCCGATAATATTCTCAATCCCTCGTGAGTTTTAGCAGAGTTCATAGCTTCTTGTTCAGATAAAGTAGTTATATTATGATAGTTTTGATTTTCTACAGAGTTTTTTGCAGTTTTTACTTTACTAATAACAACTGATTCAGAGTCATCAATTCTATTACCAATATTAGTATTAGTTTTTAAAATATTTTGGTTAGCATTTCTCACATTAGATTTTATAGACTCCACGCCATTTTTAGTTTGCAATTTTAAGCCATCAAGACTGTTAAACAATTTATTGAAATACTCTAATTCGTTATTTCCTTGTCCACTTTTTCCTAAAAGAGTTTGTAAAGTTTTTACTTGTTTTTCGTATCTCTCTGCTTCTTTTTGTGATTTTCTTTGTGCTTTATCTACTGCTATTTCAAAATCTTTATTTACTCTTTTAAAGTTTGAAATAAATTCAGCATAACTTCTTTCATTACCTTTTATTCCTTGTTTTTCTAAAAAGTTTGCAATTTCATTTAAGGTCGATTGTGAAAAATCAGTAAAATCTTCGTTCATTTCTAACACGATTTTATCTGCAAATTGTAATAAAGTATCCGTTATTTTTAAACCGTTATTTCTTGAATCATTTATTAATGTTTCTATCTTATCCATTCTTTCAACGGCAACTGATGTTACTTTTTGCATTTTTGAGGCATACTCTTTTAGGTAGTCCTCACTCATTTGCATTATAACTTTTTCTTTTAATTTTGCATTAATATCATCTAAAGCTTTTGCAACTTCTTGATAGTTTTCTTTTTCTTTTGAAATATTACCAATTATAGTTGGATATGCTTCGGCTAATTGATTATATATTTGTATTCTTCTATCTTTTTCAACTTCACTAGCTAACCCATTCAATTCTTTTTTTGATAGTCTAACATACTCTGTTATTAAACGGCTTGCTGTTGCACTTTCTTCTTTAAACTTAGAGAAATAACTAATCGCATTATTAGGATTTAAAGTTTTATTTAAACTTGTTAAAACATTATTTATCGCTGTTAATCCACTTGTTGATACATCTTTTAATGAATTACCTATAGATAACTTCAAATTTTCAATATTTGCACGATAAACTTTTGTTTGGTTGGCATAAGTTCCTAAAGTTCTTACTGCGTCTCCTTGTATAAAATTAGTACTTTCCATAATCTTGTTATATCTGTACATTGCTTTTTCGGCTTGTGTTAAGTTTTTCCACTTTTCTTTAATTCCTTTAGAGTGTATATACTCTGCCATAGCTAAATCATTGATTATAACTCCTAATCTTTTTAAAGGCTCTGTTTCTCCAACTATTCCTGCCATTATTGCTGTATATGCTCTATCATCTGAAATATCTCTAAAACTCGCTAAATCTACTGCGAATGTTGATAAATCTTTTGAAACCTTTTCTAAAGTTTCTCCACCTACACCTAATCCTTTATAAACTGCTCCTATATTAGACACAAATTCATTCATACTATAAGTACTTCTACCCATAGCACTTGCTGTTGTTTCAGCCCATCTTCCGACTTCATTGGCACTTTGTTCAAAAACTTGTTCAGTAACATTCTTCAATTCTATCATTTGGCTTGAAGCCTTTAAGGAGTCTTGAGTGAAATTAATTACTGCTTCTCCCATAGATTTCAGTGCGTCTACCACAGTTGAGGCTAGTCCTATTGCTAATCCATCTTTAAATACTCCTAAAAATCTATTTTTTGCTTCTCTTCCAAAATCACTAAAGAATTTTGTGCTACCCGATAAACTCTTACTTGCCTCTTTAGTAGCTTCTTTAGTATTTTTTAAAGTATTATTTAAACTTTCATAACTTTTTTCATAATCCTTTATTTTCTTTTCGTTATCAGAGATTTGTTTTGTATGTTTTTTAATTTCCTCGTTTAATTCTTTTATTTTTTGTTTTATGTTTTTTATTTGTATTTTTAAATCACTGTTTGCTTCGTTATTTTTTCTTAAATTATCTTCTAATTTTTTTATTTGATTTCTATAATTATCTATTTCTTTTTGAGAAACTTGTATTGTTTCATTTAGTTTAAGTTGAGTATCTTTATTTGAATTTAAAACTATAGCTAACTCTGATAATACCGATTTCAAACTATAACTATATTTTTCTAAATTATCAAAATTTGCTAAATTCTTTATCGTTTCTTCTGTTAATGCTTTTTGTTCGTTAGTTAGTTGAGGTATAGATAACATTAATTTTGAAATAGAATTATATAATTTATTATATTTGCTAACTAACGGCTCTATAGCTATATTTAACTCTTTTAGTGATTCTAAATAGCTATTTGAATCTATCGCCCCTTTTGTAAAAGCATTTGAAATTTCGCTTAGTTTAGTTAATAAACTCTTACTTTGAAATTCTAATTCATTTTGAGTTTTCCCGACTTTATTTAAACTCTTCTCAAATTCTTTTACACCTTTATCATCATATTTTGTAACTATCTCTGTTTCTATTCTACCTCTTGACAATAAAATTCAACTCCTTTTTATTTGTTTCTATGTTTATTGTTTACATTATTGAATATTCGTAAAAGATATTGCATTTTCACAACTAGCCAATACGGGTGTTCTCCTATACTTTTTGAATATGGGAGAGATGTTATTTTATAACAACTACCACCAAAACCTAAAGGAACTAGCTCAATATATACCATATAATGTGCTATATCTTCTGTTATAGGTGCATATATTTTCCTTAAGTTTTCGTGCAATTCTTGACCTGTGTGTAATGATTCTATAACTTTGGTATAATCTCTTTCAATTAATTCATTATCAAACCCTTATCAAGTCCACTTTTTTTTATATCATTCATAATCTTTTCAAAAATTGTGGGATGTATTGTTAAGATTTTAAGTATATTTTCTTCTGTGATTTCTACATTATCTTTCCCATCAAGTCCAATTTTTACTAATTGAGATTTCAATAATTTATATTCTTTAGTTTCAGTAAACTTTAAATTCATAGGCACTATTTCCATTTGACCCTCTGCACCAAATCTAGTTATATTATCTCTAAAGTTTTTATAATTCATATAATTTTCATAAGTTAAGACTAAGTCTATAACTAAATAATCTTTTTTATCGCCATAAGAGGCTACTTTCGTAACCTCTTGATTTTCTATTATTTTCTTTTCTTCTTTCATTTATGCTCCTACATATTATAAAATTCAAATATTATTGGTTGACCCTCTGAATCTGGGTATGCTGTTAATTCTTGATTTAATGCACCTTGTCCATTTAAATCTTCTACTGTATTATTCGTATATTTAACATTTGGTAGTTTTATAACCAATTTCTTAGCACTTGCTTTTTTAACTTCCGATTCTTCTACATCTTCTCCCAGCATTATTTCAAGGCTTGTATTACCATTACTGCTTAATAATCTATCGGCTTTTAAATATTCTTCTTTATCAAATGAATTGTATTTTAGTGATATACTTACTGTTCCTTTAGCATTTTGTGTGATTTTTCTAGTAGTAGTTTTGTTTAACGCACCTTTTGCTTCAAGTCCATTAGTTAAATTTAAGTCAGCTGATTCTATATTAGCCGTTATTTCGCTATCGTCTTTTTTAATTATTATTCCTAAACAAGTCAATCTTTTACCATTATTAGTTGTTAAAGTTGGCTCTAACTTTCCAGCACTCTTAGATAATTCCATACCTAAAATAGAAGCTGATAAGTCTATATAACTCTCTTTGTTAAATCCAAATTTTAAAGAGTTTACTAAACAATCTTTCGTTACTTCTTTTAAGTCATCTGCTAAATATGATAATGCAAATGTTATATATTTAGAAAAAGAATCACTAGCTTTAAAAGTTATCTTTTTATTCGGTGTATCTTCTGTTCCTATATATCCACTTCCTTTTAACAACTCTGATATTTCTAACATTGTTGGCTCTAAAGGTATATCCCCAGAAACTCTTTTTGAAGATACAAATCCATCTGCAACGAATCTCCCTACCCCTATAACTTGAGAATCCGTTTTTCCTATATTCTCTTTAATACTCCAACCTTTAATTCCTAATTGAAGCATTGTATCCGTTTTTGCAACTCCTTGATTATCTTGAATTGCCATAAATCCTTTTAAATTCATTCTTCTATCACTCCTTTTATATTTTATTTTTCAGTTGTTGTAACTATCAATTTATAAGTTGAAATAATCCCTAGTTCATCATCATTTGTGTATTTATAATTCGGGTATATTTCACAATTATTAGTGAATACAACTGTTGAATCAGTCCTAAAATTCCAATCCATAATTTTTTTTGATAATTCTTCTAACCACGAATAACTATCAGTATTTTCTAATTTTTCAAATAAAATAAGTTCAAATCTTCTTATTTCTTGATTAGTTGTTATTAAAGCATTTTTTTCAATTCTATAGTCTAAAGGTCTTAAAATGAAAAATCCAAATTTTAAGTTCTCTTCGTTCATTTCTCCATTTTGGAAGTAAACATCAAGCCCCGATATTTCAGTAATTTTAGATTTTATATTATCATAAAATCCATTTTGTTTTGGTAAAGTATTTTTTTCTTGATTTGGTATTGTTATTTTGAAAACAAAATGCCTATCTCTTGTTCCCTCTTCTAAATATGTTCCCTCTTCAACTGTAAAAAACACTCTATTATTTACTGTTATACTTGTCAATAAACTTCTTAATTTATCAAATATATCATAAGATTTCTCTTTATCTACTTTTATTTCACCTTTATACATAACATCAATAGTATAAGTAGTAGAAAACAATATACCACCATAAGAATTTGCTAAACTTCTTAAATTAAAAATGAAGAAACAAGGAAGAGTTAAATGTTGTTCAACCGAATTTATCCTTACTGGCAATTCAAATTCTTTGTAAAGTTTTCTTGATATTTCTTTGTTAATTTCATTAATCAAAACTCTTTTCCCTCCAAACTTCTTCAAATAAATAATCAACTAAATTTTCAGTATCTTCTGTTGCTCTTTTCAACATTGCTCTCTTAAATCCTTTTTGACTTGATAATTCTTCAAAACTAAAGCCACTTTCTCCCCAAAATCTTTGGTGTGCTAATCTTCGCTTATCACTTTTAAATCTTTCAATAGAATTTAATTCATTTTTACCATACTCTATAAATTCAGCATACGGCGTTTCATTGAATACTTTACCGTGATAACCACCATATCTCTTTGTAATAGCTGTTCCTTTGAAATTATCTCTTAAATAACCCGTTTTTACAGGTGTATATTTTAATTTTTCTTTATTCTTAACTTTTTCTAAAATCATTTGTTGTATTTTTTCCGATAGTTTTTTTGTTATAAGATAATAACCTAATTTAATTTCTTTTAAGTCCTCTTGCATAAATTCTTCTAAATTAGATTTTATTTCTATAGATAGCATATATTACCCCTTTTCTTCCCTTTCAAGTGGTATTTCTTGATGGGTATTGTATCTATCAGCAATCCCTGTTTTTTCAAAATTTACAACTTTATCTTCTATATAAACTTTTACTTTGCTATTTAGTGGCACGATTATATCTTCTGCTAAAAATAAAGTTGCATATTTAGTAGAAGTAAAATCTTCTTTTTGTCTTGCAAGTGTTATTCTTCCGTATTTGACATAGTCAAGCCCACAAGGAAATTTCCCTATTGACTTCCACTGCCCAGAAACAACCTCGCCGTATTCGTTTATTTTGTCCTCTCCTAAAACAAATATCTCACAAAATAAGTCTAGCAAAACATCTTCTATTAATTTTTTATGCAATCTTTCACTTTTTAGAATTGATTTATTTAAGTTCTTTCTTCTAGTTTCTTCCATACCAACTCAACCTTTTATATTTTTCTATTTCACTCTCGCCATAATTCAAATAAACTTCTTTCAAGTATTTTAAAAATATTTCTCTACTTGTCATTTGTGGCTTTTCAAAAGTTGTTCTAGTATCTCCCCGTTGCAATTCAGTTACAAACGGCTCTAGTTGAAATTTCTCTGTATCAATCTCATAGTTCATTAATTTTGTATACAGTATATCTCCTACTATTCTAAATACTCTGACAAACTTTAATCCCTCTGGCACAGACTCTTGATTAGTAATATTTAAAATGTAATTATCAACTTTATTTAAAGACACTTTTAAATAAAAAGTGTCTTTTTCTATAAATTCATAACCTACATTTGCTAGTAATTCTTTTGCAAGGTCAATTACTTCTTGCTTTATCTTTTGTTCTCTTAGATATTCTAATTCAAACTTTTCTTCTAAAGTCATTTATTAACCTTTTGACACTATTCTAACTATAGGTATCATTTTTATAGGATAAGGTTGAGTTCCATCAGAGTTTTTAACAAGTGTCCAATTTTCTCCTTTTCTTAATTCAGCATTTGTTGGAGAAATTTTAGAATCAGTTTTATAAGAGAATCCTAAAGGTGCTAATACACATCTTCTTCTTGAAATTAATGTTGTTTCTCCACCATTAGTTTTCGCGTCTCTTACCATTTCTTCTGACACTTTAACTTTTAATGGTGCATATTTAATTGCCCCTCTACCTAAAACATAAGTAGTATATTTACCACCATTTTCTGGCACATCATCACTTATAATTACATCTCTTCCGTTCCAAGTTCCTAAAGTTAAATCTCTTGTAATTCCTCTTTCGTCTGTGTACTTAACATAGTTTATTAAGTTTAAGTTTTCTAAATTAGTTGCAACTGTAGAGTGCATTATAACTAATGTATATGAGTTCTTTTTATCTCCACTAGCACTTCCTATAGCACTATTTAAAGTTGTTGCGTCAACTTTTGCATTATCTCCTGTCTTGCTTGAAATATCAGTTGTATGATTGTTTATAAACTCATCTTTTGTTGTATCTCCCGTACTAGTTGCAAATATTCCCTCTAAAACTGCTATTAAGTCATCTTCTAAAACATCTTCCCAATAGTCCGATAATTGTCCTGCAACTCTAGTCATAAAGTCTACTCCACCCGTAATATCTTCTGAAAAGTCTTTTTCTACAAACCCACTAGCTCTCCCTATTGCTATTACCTTTTGCGAAAAAGTATCAGTAGTATTAGCTGTTATATTTGTTGCACCATCATAGTTTACTGGTGCTCCTTTTAATCTACCAAAAATGGGTATAGTAGCCGTGTGACTTCCAGTCTGTTCAGCTAATAAAGTCTGTAATTCTTTGTCAAACTCTAAAACTCCACTCTTAATTAGTTTCCCCTCTCTAATTCTCGGTATAGTATTTACATACTTCCCAAACGCATTTTCATTGAAATTTTTATGGTCAAATACTGCCATTTCCAAATCACTCCTTTTTTTTAATTATTATTTTCGCTTTTTAAAAAGTCCTCATAACTCATTATTCCATTAGAATTTGACTGCTTATTAGTATTGTCTGCATTTTTACTTGGTACAAAACCTTTTAAAGTTTCAGCCTTTTCTTCTTTAAATAAATATTTATGAGTCGTTTTTAAATCTTTTAATTGTTCTTGTAATCCCTCAAGCTTATTGTCTTTAAATTTGATGTTTTCTTTCTTTAATAATGAATTAAATGTTCTTGTGTCTAAAGCACCACTTGACAACAATTCTAAATTGATTGCATTTTCAAGTTTAATTTCTTCTAAAACTTGAGTGTGTTTTTCTTGTTCTTCTTTGTTTTTTGATTGTAATTCTTCTATTTGTTTCACTAAATCTTCATTATCTTTATTCTTTTTAGATAATTCTTTTAGTTGTGTATCTCTTTCAGTTAATTCAGTTTTTAAAGAATTTAATTCTTGTTCAAATTCTTTAAATTTAACTTTTAATTCGTTCTTTTGTTCTTCTGTTATCTCCATTTTTTCAATTAGTTCATTCATTGTTATCTTCTTCTCCCTCTTCATTTTCTTTATAAATATATACTATTGTACTTCTACAATTTATGTGTAATGGTGGCACTGTAACTCCTATTTCAAATGCTTCCATAGGAAATATCTTGTCGTGATGTGCCTTGCATATTTCAGTTGTTTTAGAATCTAACACTGCTTTAAATTTAAAACCTATTGCCTTATTTTCAAGTGCATAATCATAATTACTTTTTTCTGCTATTGCTCTATTTTCATATTGAATTACTTTTAATATATTATTTTTATCTATCGTGCTAAACTTATCAACCATTTTGTCAATATCAACAAAATCGTTTTTCAAAAAGTTATTTTGCAATTCTTGATTTATTTTTTTATTCATTTTCAATGTATTTTCCCATAATCTTCTATAATATGGTGTTCCATTAAAACTTGTTAAAATTTTGTTGTAATTTGTTTTATCAAGTAAATAAATTTCACTTGCTATATTCAAATAATTATCGTTTCTATTTCTCTTGTATGTTTCGTTTAACAACTTATCAATGCTCTTATTTTTGGCTCTTGTCAAATCTATCAATTCAAGTAATATCATTGTTTCTAATAAATTTATTCTACTTGATTTTCTTTTTATCTTTGTTGCTACAAATTCTTTTAATTCAAGTGGTATTCCCTCTTTATCAAGAGTTTCCATAAATTTATCTTTTAGTAATTCATATTCCTTTTGGTTAGCTTTTTTATATATACTCTTATACATATCTTCACTAACATATCTTGCTAGAAAAGTGGCAATTACTTCTTTGATATTTTCATAATTATAGTCAATCGTTTTTGATATTTCATTAAAAGCTATAATACTTTCTTGAAAATCTTTTTCTTCTTTTTCTAAAAAATGCTTAGTAAACATATTCTCTTAAAACTCTCCTATGTTAATATTTGCCACTCTATTTGTTTAAAAATTGAATTAAGGTATTATTTATCCTCTTTTTCTTTTTTGTTCAAATTAGAGGCGTTTCCGTTCGTTTTATCTTTTTCTTCATAATGATTGAAATAACCATCATTTACTATAGATAAACTTTCGCTTTCTTTTTCTAATCTTTCTATTTCTAACTTAGGATTAGAAACTAATGGGTGTTCTTCAATTAGTTTTTCTTTTGATAAAATGCCTTGTGATTTTAATAAGTTATCTATTACTTGTGTTTCATTTATTAAAATATCTCTATCAAATATTATTGTTATTTCTTCATTATCAAAATTCCCAATTCCTTTATTTTCAAGGTGTCTATTTACAAACCATATCAATTCCCTTAATCTCTTTTGTAATTCTCTTTCCAACTCATTAGCGTCTAAATCTATCTCTGAATACATACTTTGAATATTCATTGAGTTCGGGTCATGTCCTAGCATATCATTTTTGCTGTCAAACGCCTTACTTGTTTCATATATTCCACGATTTGCTAATTCAATTCCTTTAGAAAATGCCTCTGTATTGATTTCTGGATTAAGTAAACTTACATCTCCATTATTTCCTACATTTACTGCACCAATTTCTAATAGATTTTTTCTAAATTCTCTTAAATCTTGTCCTTCATAACCTCTTAAAATCATTATAGAACTTGTTTCATCTTGTTGTATTCTATCAACGAATGTTGAACTGATTTCGTTTAAAATATCTTGCATTATTTTTATGTTTCGTATAAGAGGTAATTCAATTTGTTTGTTTTTAACAAATATTATAGGTAATTTTTCCCAATTATAGCCTTGCTCGTTTAAATATATGTAATTTTCCTTGCTTAAATACTCCAAATTACCATTTTTATATAGGTAATGCTCTACTCCATCTACAGTGAAAACATCTACATATTGCTTAATTTCATAACTTCCGTTTATAAACTCTTGTTTTTCAAAATTTCTTATAACAAATCTTAAGTTTTCGTGTTCTTTATCTTCCCAAATAGGTGTTATTTCTTTACTATTGATAAGATTAAAAACTAATTCGCCCTTTTCGTTATAATTTACATATAACCAACCTATTCCATATAAATATACATTTTTTACAAGATTATATAATGTATAAAAAAAGTTTTCGTTAAATACTTTCTTTAACTCTTTAGCATATATTTCGTTCTCACTTGATATAGTAGGCTTTTTTGATACAAGATAATTAGTTTTTTGGTCTATTATTCCTTGAAATTTATTGTTTACTATTTTATTATTAGGTAAAAACTTCAATTCTTCTTTTATTCCAGTTTTAGTATCGTATGTTTCTCTTTTCTTTTCTAAAATTTCTTGCTTACCTTTGTAATAGTTATCAGCAATATACATTTCTCTCTTGTTTTTGTCATAGAATAAAGTGTTCTTTAAAACATATAGCACCTCTTCTCTTATACCCATATTTATCCTATTCTCCTTTTTCCTAAAAAAATTTTTTATCTTTTCTATCATTCTTACTCCTAATCAAAACTAAAATGAACTTCATTTATTTTTTCAGCAATTCCCGTTAAGCAATCGGGAGCGTCATCGTGCTTGTTTTTCCCCTCTTTTTGATATTTGTAAACATCTTCGGCAAACTCTCTATATTTCTTTTTCCAATTTTCTGGAAAGAATATATTACGATTTACCCAACCACTATGAGTTAAAATTCTAGTTTCTTTGTTTGAACTTTGATAAAAACCTACTAAAACAGTATAATTGCTTTGATATTCGTTCCATAAAATAGAGTTAACATTTCTTTTAAACCCTTTTCCCCCATTGTTGTACTCTATATGTGCTATATTTACTTTCCAATCATATAACATTTTGGCAACTTGTTTTTCCGTTACTTCCATTCCAGCTTTAGTATAAAGAATATCTAGGACATAAGCCTGTCTATTACAAACTGCATAGATAATCATACATAAATAGTCTGCTCCACTATCAGCCGTATCAATATATGCTCTAATTTGTCCAATATTTTCGGGCAATTTATCATAAGTGGGAAATTCACTATATAACTTCCCTTTTATATCTATAGGTATTTGTTGATAGTTGGCACTAACTACATCTTCTCCCATTACTGATATTTTCTTCCTAAATGTTTCTTCATCTAAAATTGAAGGACATAACATCTCCCCATTTTCATTTTTTGCCTTATAGTTGATGTGTCTTATCTTAAATGTATCTTCTTCTTGTAATTTTAATATCTTTCCACTTAAATCGTTTGTATGCCATCTAGTCATTATGATAATTACCTTACCACCACTTTCAAGCCGTGATAACATTGTATCCTTAAACCATTCCCAATGATTCTCTAAAACTGTGGCATTATTTGCTTCTTCATAGTTTTTTATTAAGTCATCTATAATTATGATATTAGCACCAAATCCCGTTGCTGTTCCCGTTGGAGATGTTGCAAGGTAATTATCAAAATGCCCCTCTAATGCCCACAATGAAGCACTTTGTGACCCCTTTTTTAGCTTTATATCTGGGTATATATCTGTATATACTATTGCATTTGAATTTTCAGTCCTTAATTCCGATATATCATCTCTCACCTTTTTAGCAAACTTTTGAGATAATCTCTCGTTATAAGACCCAGTCATTATCTTTAGATTCGGACTACCACCTAATAACCAACCTACGAATAATTGTGCTGTTAATGATTTAGCGTGTCTTGGTGGCATATTGATTACAAATATATCTTCTTCACTATTCATAAATTCTTGTAACTGATAACATAAATCTTTTAAATATTCTTTGTCCTCTGTATAAAACTTCGGCATTTTTAACTTACAATAATCCCAAAAGTTTTTTCTTGCTAGTGCTATTAATAATTTCTTCTCTAAACTCTCTATGCTCTTTCCTAGCATTGCTATTTAACTTCCTTTATTTGTTCCAACTTATATCTTATCTCTTCTTCGCTTAGATTGTCGTATTCTTCACTTTCTCCATTATCTTTTTTATTCTCTTTTAACATTAATTGTCTTTCACTCTTATTCATATCTGCTATATTCTTCATAGCTGTTATTCTTGCATTAGGACTTATACTTCTATCTCTTGCTATCTCTGTTAGCATTTGTTGTATTTCCTTGTCGTCTGCTATTGATAACTCTATACTTGATAAATCAAATAGCTTAATGTATTCGTTTATCACTGGTATTTGTAGTAGTTTATGTGGATTGTTTACATAATTTCCATTATAGCCTGCTTTCATTGCACTTAATTCGCCATTCTTTGTGTCCTTAAAATGCTCACAAAAATCTCTTTGCTTATCAGTCATTTTATGCCATAACAACTGCTTTCTTATTTCCTTTAGTGTTCGCCTACCATTTTTCTTAGTAACTCCCTCTAATATTTCAGTAGGTATCTCTACTTCTAACCTTTTTACTTCCTTTAAGATGTTTCTTATCTCACTATCTTTTTCATCACTTATTAAATTACTTAACAACTCTTGCCTCATCATATTTAGCAATACTTCTTTTTTTGTTGTTTTAGTTATTGTTCTTGCACTCTTCCTTAATAGCTTTGGCATTCCTATTAGCTCCTTTCTACTACTCTATATAGTTGTTTTTTAGAAAATAAAAAAGCTATCTAATATCGTTATTCCCAATATTTGATAGCTTTTCATTCTTTACATAGTCATTTAGAAATTTTAAGGTAAAACATTCTTTTTGTTTTCCTAGTTTAATTATATTACTTTTTATTATATTTGTCAAGTGTATTATCAATTATTTACTATTTGCTATTTATATTATTTTTAAATACTTAGTAACCATTTTGAATTTATAGAAATTTTTTCAAGACACTTAGAGAAGCTATGTGTCTTGTATTCCCCTCTTAACCCTCTTACTCATTTGTTAGTAATGCCCTTTAACCTTTTATTTATGCTACTTTGTGAGTATTTATACTTGTATATATTTTTGGTTAAATAAGTTTTATAACGCTTCTTAATGCTTTAAAGTTATATTAAGCATTTTATTATATTTATAAAATAAAAATTCAATTTATCCTATCTAATTAAAATCAAACAATAACTAATCTAATCTACTAACTACTAATTAACTATTAACATTTACAATCAATTAGCTACTTATTTACTTCTTTTATATACATCATTTAATATACTATACTTTTATT